GGCATTGCTTTGTCTTGCATAAATTCTCTTTTATACTCAAGACATTCACCACGCTATTAAGGTTTATACTCCTTCTCTTTTACATCCCCCTGTGTGTGTTAAAATTTTAAATCATGTAGGCTTCATATGGTAATACCGGTTCGGGCCTGGGTTTCTACCCGGGCCATTTTTATGTCTTTTACTGTCCTTTCTGCTTTCACACATCCACTGCACTTTTGATACGTGGACATCAAACAACTTTTAGGCATATTAAATAAACCGTGGGCAATGGAGCCCAAAGCGGCCGAATATTGGTCAAGAGTGGCCTATGATATCTTATACAATAAGTTATCACTAGATATTTCTGCAGGCGTACCTACCAGCGACAGCCGCTGGATGAGCGGCATGTACCGCGTCAATCCGAAAGGAGAAATAGACGGCACCGGTGAAATTCAGGTTATTTCCCTAATCGGGCCTATCGGTAAATATGCTTTTTGCGGATCACCAGGCAGTCAGTCTATCCAGCAGGCCTTCCGGGCGGCAAACATGGATAATTCCGTTTCCGCTATCCTGGGCGTTTTTGACTCTCCGGGTGGCCAGGTAGATGGCACAGAAGCCGCCGCTGATGAAATTAAAAATTCCTCAAAACCCACTGTCGCCCTGGTAGACAGTATGATGTGCAGTGCAGCCTACTGGATGGGAAGCGCTTTTGATGAAATTATTGTTGATCCCGCCAATAAGGGATTTAACGCAGTGATCGGATCGATCGGCACAATGTGCATGTGGGATGACAATAGCAAGCAACTGGAACAGCAGGGCATCAAACGGCACGTTGTATATGCTGATGCCAGTACTGATAAGAACAAAACGTTCCAGGATGCCAATGACGGTGATTATACCGATCTGAAAAAAGTATTAAACGGGCTCAACGGAACATTTCTCAGTGCTGTGAAAAATAACCGTTCCGGCAAATTAAACAGCAGCGAAAATGTCCTGACCGGCAAAACCTATAACGGCAAAGAAGCTATCAAATACGGGCTGGCTGACAGGTTCGGCAATTTCCAGCAGGCTGTCAGCAGGGCTTATTTCTTATCCAAAAACAACATAAAAAAATGAAATACGAAAAACTATCCCTACGGGAGATGAAAGCGCTGGCCGCCATGCACACCAGCGAAAACAAACCTATTCCCGCTGCCCTCACAGCGGCCATTGATGCCAAAAAGGAGGATAAAGACAAAATGTGCGACGATGACGATCCCGATGATGACGGGGATGGTAATGAGGACGATGACAATGATGGCGATGGTAAACCGGCGAAAAAGCCTAAAAACACCAAAAAGGCCAAAAAAGCGGATGATGATCCGGACGCCAAAAAAGCTGCCAACGATTTCCCCTCTGTTTCCGCGCTCGTTCCTGAAGGTGAATTTTTCGCCGTGGAAGCACTCAACGAAGGCATCTGGATCACTAAAGGCCACCTGCAGGCGATTGAAGGAAAATTAGCCGGTGCTGATGCTGCTATCAGAGGCGCTCAAACTAAAACCGCCCAGGCGGAAAGCAGGGCTGTCACCGCTGAAAGCAAAGCCAATAAACTGGCTAAGGAAAACAAAACGCTCAAAGCCCTGGATGGGACTTCTACCATCACTCCGGGTGCTACCGAAGACCGGGAGATTGAGGCAAATGAATATGAATCCCTTGCTAAGGCGGAAACGATCTGGGACAAAGAATTGAAAGCGGCCGCGGCTTTACGGGGCGGCACTAAAAAGAGATAACCCTTTTATCAATCAAAAATTTTTCTAAACAATAATTAACACACCCCAAAAAAAATAACTATGCCTGATGTAACAGCAACCCCCGACCTATCGTTACTATCCAATCAGTTCAGGGTATTTGGCGCGCCAATTTTTGGCCGCCACGTCCTGGATTGGGATATTGCTTCCGATGGAATCCAGATCCGCACTAATGTAGATGCCCCGCAGGCGCTCATTAAGTTAAGCGCGCTGGGAGAACCTCAACCTTATTCCACCGGTGATAATACGGATGGTAACGGCGCTCAGTTTTCTGAACAGGACCTGACAGCGTATCAATCCAAAAAAGATTATGATTTTGACCCGGAAAAGGTCCGTAATACGATCCTGGCCATCGCCGATGGCAGCCCGTTTTATGAACAGTGTTTAACCCAGATTTCAAGAGAATATCTGAATTCTATTTTGTTAAATACGCTGGGCAATGGTGTAAGAAATGCAGCCGGCACCGGTGCGGCCGATATCTGCGATGGATGGCTGACTATCATTGCTGCAATGATTACTGCAGGTACATTGACCCCTATCAATACAGGTGTTATTACCTCATCTAATGCGGTTTCCAAGATCGACCTGATCAAGACCTCCATTCCGGTTTGGATGCAGAAATATGGCTTTTTTGTATATTGTTCTTACAGCAATTTTTACAATTATGCAGAAAATTACCGGACTATTAACGGCTTTAAATTCGAGCCCCGGATCACAGGAGATTATCCAATCGATAACAGTCTGGGTATCCTTCGTCCTGTAGCATGGCTGGGTACCTCCGGACGCCTGATTACCACTATCAAAAATAATCTGGTTTTCGGTACGGATATTAACCGTGTACAGGTAGCTGCTACCCCCTACCGTAACATTCTTAAAGTTCGCCAATTGTTTCCTGCAGGTTGCGCTATACAGGATCCGGAAGCGATGTATGTAAATGATCAGGCCTAATTTTTTAATCCATAACAAACGGCCGTAAAAAGCCGCTTGTTATTCAAACCTCTTATTTTTTATGGCAGATATCACAATTGAATCCCTGCAAAAAGAGCTGGAAGCTACCAGGCAGGAAAATGAACAGTTAGCTGGCGTAAATACCCAGTTGACCAAACAGGTGGAAGATTTAAGCAAAAATACCACTACCGCCAGTACTACTACCGCCAGTACTACTACGACCGGCAGTATCTCTTCACAGACTTTTACCGTCAATGGTGTCACTTACGGATTTGCTTTACCGGCTGTCATGCATCTGGTAGGCGGCTCCCTGCAAAAGATCACCGCTGTTGAAGTATTGGCCAGTAAAGACCTTCAGGCCGAAATGGTATCCCTGGGCAGCGGATTTATCGTTAAAAAATAAACCAGCCGGCAGCGGCCAAATAATCACAATAAACAATATTTAAAAAATTTTAAAGCATACTAAAATGTCTGAGTTATATGCTCCTTACAAGTCTTCCAGTGCCACAGGTACACAATCCGGGTTTAAAAACAATGCCTGGATCAGCCTGACAGACTGGATCACCACGGAAGCCGTTCCGGCGCCTGGTGAGTCTCCTAAAATGGGAGATAATTATACGATTACCACAGCACACGTATGGACAACAGGTACCGGTGGCCTTCCTGTTTATCTCTTCCCTAAAACCACGGAACTCTCCGGAGAACTGGCCGGTGATCAGGGCGCTAAGATCAAAGTTTTCAAACCGAAAATTTTTATCGCGGGCGATAATGCTGCCAGCCTGGAACTGGTCAATAACATCATGAACAAAACGCTCATTTTGTGGATGGAAAAACCAGGATGTCCCGGCCAGTTGGTACAGTTTGGTAGTAAATGCGCACCCCTGTTCCTTGACAGTGGTAACCTGGTATCCGGAGCCATCCAGTCCGGCAAGGCTGGTTATGAACTCACTTTTGAGACGCAGGAAAAATATTTTTATAACGGAACTATTACGGAATACCCGTTAGCAGCCTAATGGCAGTAATATTTACCAATAAGGTGGTGGCCGCTCATTACGAAGCCGATGTGGATCAGATCATCAAAACCAGATGTTACTATGGTTATATATCCAATATAAGCGCCACGGTAGCAGAGCAATTGATAGAGATGAAACATCCCGGCTTCCGGTTACAACAACCGCCGGAGCCGCCATCACCACCTGCCCCTCCTGACGGACAGACCGAATAACTTTTAAAATCAAAATCCCTGCCGCCGCCACGGCGGGGATTTTTTACTTATGGATGTAGAAAAAATCAATAGCCTAATACAGCAAAAGACAAATGGATTAAAAGAATCGTTGAAAAGCAGCATACGCAGCTTTAATATGAAACATGTGCCCAGTAAAACCAATACGACATCATTGATCAACCTCACTCTTCGCCTGAAGCAGCAATTTGGGATGATTAACCATATCAGCATCATATTTAAACGAAGTGGTATTTACCGCTATAAGGGAGTCGGAAGAGGCACTAAAGCCGATGAGGTTGGAAACACTAAAAGAACGCCGGCAGAATGGCCGGATCAGCCAACAGATCAATTTTCGGAAGGGTTGGCTGAAGATTTAGCGGAAGGATATGGTGATGCTGCTACTGATATCATTGTTAATAGTTTAAAAATTAAATAAATGTCAAGCAATATAAAATCAGCATCAGTAAATGTTTATATGGATAGTCAGGCGGCTGAAGCTGGTTTAAAGCGCCTGCAGCTGCAAAGTGACCTGTTAAGTAAAAGCATCCAGGATGGCCAGGCACAGGGTAAAAAGATGGTGGCTGAACTGACTAAGTTTGATAAAGTACAGGACAACATCAAAAAAGTGCAGGCGCAACTGGATTCTGGGTTAAAGCCGTCTCTGATGCAGCAAACGCAACTGGTAACACAGTTACGCAATGAAATGAACCGTTTTACCGGTAGTGATGCTGATCTGAAAAAACTGGGAGAAAATTATAAGCTGCAAAGCCAGTATCTCCAGCAGTTAAAAGACCGTATTACCAGCGTTTCCGCTACTCAGCAAAAACTGAATGAAAATGCCTCCAGTATGGGCAAGGTCCTGGATAGCAGCTTTGCCAGTTTTTTCAGAAATATAATTGCTTCCGCAAGCGCCTTTATAGGGATACAAAGCATATTTGGTTTTCTTCAGAAGTCACTGGAGAAATTTGAAGGCGCTGACGTTTCAATACAGCGCCAACAAAACGCACTGCATAACCTGGGGGCCAGTGTAGCGGACATAAAATTGTTAAGCGGAAGCATCACAGAACTGACCGATAAATATAAATACTTATCCAAGGTTGATCTGCGTGAAAGTCAGCAAAAGCTGGTGACATACGGTAAACTTACCGCGGAACAAATCAAAGCCTTAGAGCCTACCATTGTGAACCTGGCAGCCAATGCCCGAATCAGCATCAGTGACGCCACGGATGACGTGATTAAAGCAATGGAAGGCAGAGCCGGCGCTTTGAAAGTTTATGGCATTAATATTAAGGATTCCAAAACGGAATCAGAAAAATTCAATCTGATTCAGACGACACTGGCTGGTAAGGTCGCCGGATCAGCGCAGGTCTTCCAGGATAGTTCCGAAGGGAAAATAGCTACCTATCAAAAAACTTTAGGCGCCTTACAGGTACAAATCGGTGAGCAATTAATGCCTGTCTACGAGTCATTTTTAGATAAAACGATCTCCCTTGGAAACGCCTTAAAAAGCATCAATTTTGCCAATATAATCAAAGGGATAACAGCACTTGCAGTGGGATGGGTAGCATACAGGACTTACCTGTTAGCGGCTAATGTTGTTACGGTAATTCAAAATTCCTTACTAATAGCCAATACTGCGGTCACCACCGGAAATTCAGTGGCCAAAGCTGCCGCTGCCGTTACGGAAAATGCGCGTGCCATCGCTGTCGGAAGAGGCGCTACCGCGGAAGCAGCCCAGGGCGTAGTAGTAAAAGGGAACACTGTTCTTACCTATGCAATTATCGCAGCCAAAAAGGCGTATGCTGCTGTTACTAATGTAGCTACCGGTGCAGTACAGTTATTTAATATCGCTATGCGTGCCACTCCCATTGGCGCCATCATCGGCGCACTTGCGGCCCTTGTTGCTGTTATTTTTGGAGCTGTAAAAGTATATGGTGCTTTTAACTCCTCTTTGAAGGATCACAACAATGCCGCAAAAGAGGGGGCGGAGCGGAATAAATTATTAAATGATTCCCAGGCGGAAGCAGGCAAAAGCATGGCTGATAACAGAAAGGCAATTGATGAATTAACCAGTAAAATAAAAGATCATAATATTGGCTTAAATAACCGGAAAAAAGCCCTTAATGATCTCATTCAGTTAGATCCTTCTTATTTAAAGGGATTAACCCTTCAGAATGTAGAAACTGCAACTGGTAAAAAAATAATCGATGATTATGTAGCTGCTTTGACCCGCAAGGCGCAGGCGGAAGCTTTGGAACAGAAGCTGACGGAAAATTATGGAAAAGAAACAGATATAAAGGCAGGTAAGGGAACAGAACCAACTATGATGCAAAAAGTTGGAAATTTTCTGACTAGCGAAATCAATTTAGCTGCCACCGGCGCTGCCATTTCTTATTCAACTAATAACGCTATCACTGAGGAAAATAATAAAAATGAACAATTAAAGAAGGTTCTTTCTGAGCGGACCATTATTACTCAGGAGTTGGGAAAATTAGGTACTTCGGATGCAACTTTCAATCAAACATCAGGTGTAGGAAAATATGGAGATCCCAATACTGATAAAAATGCGCAAAAGAAGTATGAGGAGGAGCGAAAAGCTATTTTAAAAGAGATAGAGGAATTGCATTTTGAGGCAGCGGAAGCCGCCAAAACTGCGGATCAGCAGGAAATTGACCGGGTAGCGAAAAAGTATGATGACCTGATAAAACGCGCTAAGGCACATGCCGTTGATACAGCAAAACTTATTTTGGATGAAGCGAATGAAATAAGCGCGCTGCGTGCTAAGCAGGATGAAGAGGAAAAGAAAAAAACTGATCAAGAGGCTCAAAAGGAGGCAGATGACAATTATCAGGCTGCGTTGAAAGACAACGATCTGCGTTATCAGATGCAAAAAGATGCTGCCGCAAAAAGATTTATTGATGGCGTAACCAGTAAAAAGCAATATGAGCAGCAGATTAAGGAAATCGACGCGGAGAGCGCTGATGAACAGGTTAAAACAGCAATATTCATGTCTGATAGCAGTAAAAAAGCTGCTGAGGATGTAACAAAATTTAAAACAGAACAGTTAAAGGAACAAGCTGCAGCAGCCATAGCTGCAGCAGAAAAGATAGAGCAAAATAACGAAAAAGAAAAAAAAGCGGCTGCTGAATTAGGGGGTTTGAAGGCTACGAATCCCGATGAAAAATTAGCTGCTCAAAAAGCGCAGTTAGCTTTGGAGGAACAATTAGAACTTTCAAATCTTGATAAAGATGTATCCAATACCGAAAGCGCTGAAAATCAAAAAGCAGTTATCCGAAAAAAATATGAGGATAAACAAAAAGAACTGGATAAACAATATTACGATGAAAAAACCAGTCAAGATCTCTCCTATGTCCAATATACTCTTGACCTTGCCAGCAAACTAAACGGTTTGCTGAATAGCAATGACCAGAGTAGAATCAATCAAATTCAAAAAAATAGTGACCAGCAAAAAAAAGTCTTAGATCAGCAATTAAAAAGTCATTTGATCAGCCAACAATCATACAATAAAACGGTAACTGATATGGATACCGCTAATGATAATAAAAAAAGAGACTTAGAAATAAAACAATTCCGTCGGAAGCAGGCCCTTGATTTTGCAAATGGATTAATTAACGCAGCACAGGCAATAGAGAAAACTATTGCACAACATGGACCACCATTACCCGATGATCCTGAAGCAATGTTAGCAATGGCTATGACAATTGGAACAAATGCAGTAGAACTAGGAGTAATCGCATCAACGAAACCTAGTTTCGCAGGTGGTGGCCGAGTAGATCATGTAAATGCTGGCAAAATAACAGCTCAACAAAATGCGCCAGCGTTGCCAAATGGGGATAATATCCTGGCGTACGTTAAGCACGGTGAAGTCATATTAAATCAACAACAGCAAGCGGCTCTGGGTGGGGCTAATACATTTGCAAGTATTGGAGTGCCAGGCTTTGCATCAGGTGGTCGTGTATCTCCCTTCTGGGCTACCAGGCCTTATCAATATTTTAATTATCCTTTAATCAATCATTCTGTTCGTGGTTATGCCAGCGGTGGTGCTGTTGTTACGGAAAACCTTTCTCCAACGCTGGGGGGGGCACTAACAGATATTTCAGAGATGCTATCTTCTACGGCCCAAATGCATTCACAATTAAATGATACATTGGCACAATTGCAACAACAGTTATCAAACCCAATACAGAGTTACGTTGTATTGAAACAGATCACAGATGCAACCACTACCCGCAGTAGAATTATTGCAAATGCAGCATTAAATCAATAGGTTTATATTATTTTTTTGTACTTTGGTCAAAAATATGAATCATGAAAAAAGTTCCACTAATTGCTGTAATGATTATTTGTTATTTTTCAGTTTATGCTCAGGATACAAAAATCAATTTTCCAATCGATAGTATTACAAAAGAAGTTGTTTTTACAGAAGTTGTAAATATTCCCAATAGTTCTGCACAGGATATATATAGTCGTGCCAAATTATTTGTTGCAGAATATTATAAAAGTGCAAAGAGTGTTACACAATTAAACGATGATAATCAAAAGGTTGTTTTTATTAGGCCTATTATACAGAACTATATAAAATCCCTTTTAGTCTCCGGAGAATGGGGCTTTACTTCTTATTCATTAAAAATAGAGTGTAAGGATAATAAATGTAGATATACTATTACTGATTTATATCATCATAAGGATTTAAGTACAAGAAAAGATGGTGGTAATTTAAATCAGGTAAAAGCGACCTATTATCCTGATAAATGGTGGAATCAATTTAGAGAGCAGGATTATACAGAAATTGATCTCCTCATTAAATCCCTTAAAAAAGAAATGGCAAAGACTACGGCCTCCAACAACTGGTAATCTTATAAAATGGGTGTCTGTGCCTAAGGGTGCCTAACAAAAATAGCTTCATTCATGAACTATTTTTGTATCCGCTCAAAAAGTCGGGGTAGTAAGTGAATTACATCAAAAGAGTGATTAACTGGGGATAAAAAAAAATAGTAGGAGAAAGAACCCACAAGAGTTGTTTTAGAAAAATAAAATTCAGATTTT